ATGAAAGAAATATGTAATGGTGAATATGTCATATCAGGTATTTATGGATATGGTGTTGTATTAGATATAAACACTAGTAATGAGATTAATACATATAAGGTTTCATTTGACAGATATGGTGTTAAGTGGGTGTGTTCACTTGTACCTGTGTGTGCAGATGTTATATGTGATAAAGAAGGTAACGGCTGGACTTATTAATATTCCAGAATTACAACGAATAAATGATAAATATGCGTTTTTTGATATAAATGCCCCGATATATAACCCTTTGATGGTTTATTATGGTGATGGATATCCTACTACTGAGTGGATAGAAAGGTGTGAAAGTATGTATTGTCCTTCCATGAGTTATAATTATTATATGGGGTTGTATAACAAGTATAGGGGTGGATTATGAAACAAAGTAGAATAGATGGATTGTATGAGTTAGATCAATTAATAATGAAGGTATGGGGATTTTCTGATGATTTAGAATTAATTATTAAAAAAATGAAGGATAGTTCAGAGCGCGAAGATGTCGTTGCAGTATCTAAATTATTTGAGTTGAGAATGGAAGAATTGTGGAGGGGGTATGAGTCATGTTTTGAAAAACCTGATACTATTAAATTTAAAGGTCATCAAGTAAATGATTTTTACCCAAGTAAGGATGGTGGTGATGATACTGTATTGTGATGATTGTATTGATAGAATGAAACAGATGATAGATGATGGTGTGCAAGTTGATTCCATTGTTACAGATCCACCATATGAACTAGGATTTATGGGTAAATCATGGGATAATACTGGTATAGCATTTTCTAAAGAAACTTGGGAACTTGCATTAAAGTTATTGAAACCAGGCGGTCATTTACTTGCATTTTCTGGTTCTAGAACCTATCATAGAATGGCAGTTACTATTGAGGACGCAGGGTTTGAGATACGAGATCAGATTATGTGGCTCTATGGTTCGGGGTTTCCAAAGAGTTTGAATATTGGAAAGGCGATTGATAAGAAACTTGGTAATGAAAGAGAGATTGTCGGTAAAGGGAAACCTATGAGTTCACTCGGAGTTATGCATGATGATGATTGGAAAAGTGATGACTCATATAAAGAAACCATAGGTAATTCTGAATATGAGGGGTGGGGAACCGCACTCAAACCAGCACATGAACCCGTTGTTATGGCTAGGAAACCATTATCAGAAAAGACTATTGTCACAAATGTATTGAAACATGGAACTGGTGGTATCAATATTGATGGTTGTAGAGTGGGATTATCCGAGGGTTCTGATGCGGTGAAAGAGGTATTTCCAAAACGGAAAACAACTAATCGTAAATCTCGACCCGATGATAATGTATTTACTAATGAAAACTCAGGTATGAAACAGGAAGTAAATCATTATGCTGATGCAGACCCAAGAGGTAGATTTCCATCAAATGTGATGCACGATGGTTCTGATGCGGTGAAAGAGGTATTTCCAACAACATCTAAATCTAGTGGTGATGAGGGTTCAGCTGCAAGATATTTCTATTCGCCAAAGGTGTCTAAGAAAGAAAGGAATCAGGGTGTCGGGGTAAAGAATGTGCATCCAACGGTTAAACCCGTAGAGTTAATGAAATACTTATGCAGAATGGTTACACCGAAAGACGGTACTGTTTTAGATCCATTTATGGGTTCTGGTTCTACTGGTATGGCTGCTAAATATGAAGGATTTGATTTTATTGGTATTGAGAGAGAGAAAGAGTATTTTGAGATTGCAAATGCAAGAATAGATTCGGTTGAACCTGTGATTGATTTGGATAGTTTTTTATAAAGGGAGAAATAAATGGAAATAGTAGTATATTCACAGGGGTCTTGTTCATTTTGTTTGAATGTAAAACAATGGTTTGATAAACATGATGTTACGTATACGGAAAGAGATATACAGTCAAGTGGGGATGTTTGGGACGATTTTGCAAAGTTGAACCAAAGAACTGTACCTCAAATTGTTGTGGATGGTGAGTATTTTGGTAACTATGATACATTGATGAAAAATAAAGAGAAATTTTTATTTGATACTCCTGTTAATATGACTACACCATCAGAAACATATAAACCTTTCAGGTATCCGTGGGCTGTTGAATTAACAAAAAGACATGAACAGGCACATTGGATTGAAGACGAGATTGATTTATCTGATGATGTTGCTGATTGGAAGAATGGTAAATTATCGGAGTCTGAAAGGAATTATATTACTCAAGTGTTAAGATTATTTACACAATCAGATGTGGCAGTAGGACAGAATTATTATGATTTTTTTATTCCTAAATTAAAGAATAACGAGATACGTAATATGTTAGGTTCGTTTGCGGCTAGAGAAGGTATACATCAAAGAGCATATGCTTTATTGAATGACACATTAGGATTGCCTGAATCAGAGTTTCATGCATTTTTAGAATATAAAGAGATGTCTAATAAATTAGAGTTTATGCGAGATAATGATAATTCTAATTATACTAATTTGTCATTTGCTATTGCCAAATCTGTATTCTCTGAGGGTATTTCTTTATTTGCGTCATTTGTAATGTTATTGAATTTTCAAAGATTTGGTAAAATGAAAGGAATGTGTAAAGTTGTAGAATGGTCTATTCGTGATGAAAGTATGCATGTTGATGGTATGACTCAAATTTTTAAGAAGTTTTGTGAAGAACATCCTAGAATAGTTACTGATGATTTTAAGAAAGATATATATAGTATGTTACGTAAAGTTGTTAAGTTAGAAGATAAATTTATAGATCTTGCATATGGAGATTCTATTATAGAAGATTTAGATAAAGATGATGTTAAACAATATATCAGATATATTGCTGATAGAAGATTATTACAATTAGGATTCAAACCTAATTATAGAGTTAAAGAGAATCCGTTACCGTGGTTAGATTGGGTATTAAATGCACCCGATCATACTAACTTTTTTGAGAATCGTGTTACAGAATATGAAGTTGGTGGTTTAAAGGGAGATTGGTCGGATGTATATTAGGGGAAATTTATGAGTACTATAACAAAGATTCTATCGGAATCGACATTGAATCGTATTAGGTCGTCGTGGATAGAACACGATACTGGTACTATTACGGCATTTAGAGATATGACTGAATGTGGTGATGGGGTTAGGTATACAAAGAAACAGAATATGGGTAAGAATAGTATTTTACGTTCTAAGTTATTAAAACGTGGATATGGTATTACTAAAATAAAGGGTTCTTGGATTGAGAATGGTGGTAATGAGGTATCAGAGGCATCATATTATGTTGTTGATCTTAAGGATTCTGGTAAGTTATTAAAAGATCTTATTGAACTTGGAAAGGATTTTGAACAGGATGCTATAACGTATGCTGAAAAGGAGTCTGATTATTATGCGGTATCTACTAATATGTGTGAGAACAGTTGGCCAGGATTTGGTAGGGTTGGTGTTAAAGAAAAGTTAGGTAAACCTAAGTTTGGTAAAACTGGAATAAGTGGATTTTCTAGGGTAAATAATAGGGCATTTGTATTTGAAACATATAATTTAATTAGTAGGTCTGATTTTGGTCCTATATCATTGAGAAGTATTGAACACATTGATGATAAGGATTGGAGGGATATTATTTTGTAATATAAGGATGTGTGTATGACATGGATGTATAGGAATAAGGTATATGTGCCCAAGAATTTAGATCCAAAACTTTTATATGGGTTTGTATATGAAATAACTAATAAAGATAATGGTAAGAAGTATATAGGTAAGAAATTCTTTTGGTCTGTTAAGTCATATCAAAAGAATAAAAAGAGAAAGAAGAAGAAGGTAGAATCAGATTGGCAAGATTATTATGGTTCTTCTGAATTATTATTAGAAGATTTGAATAAAATTGGGGTTGAACAGTTTGATAGGAAGATATTGAGGTTGTGTAAAACTAAGTCGGAATGTGCATATTTTGAGGCTAAGTATCAATTTGATTATAAAGTGTTGGAATCAGATGAATATTATAATTCTTGGATAATGGTTAAGGTGAGAAAGGCACATTTAAATAGGTTATGAGAGGTATTGATGAAAGTTGATTTTATAGATAATATGGGTGATGATATTTCAGTAGTTAATGCTGCTCGTGTGTCATTTAATAAAGTTTCTGAGGGTGTTGGGATTGATGAATGTGTAGATCATGTGGATGAAAATGGTGATTGCATCTTATTTGCATTTATTCCAAATCTCAAAGATGCTGATAAGAAGTTGATTAAGTATTTAGCTAAACATGATCATTTCACACCATTTACACATGCGATGGTGACTCTCCGTGAGAAGGTGCCGATTTTTGTTGCTAGACAGAGATTTAAGCATGTTGTTGGATTCACATACAATGAAGTATCTAGACGATATGTTTCAGATCCACCAGATTTTCATATACCAGAGACGAATGGATGGAGATCACGTCCAGAGAGTGTTAAACAGGGTTCTTCTGATACAGATTTTATAACTCATTTCAAAGAACCATTTATGAATGGAATAACTTCTCCCTTATTAGAAGAAGCATATATGACTCATATTATTAAATCTACTAGATTATATACGGAGATGATTGAGTCTGGTGTTTGTCCAGAACAAGCTAGAATGGTTCTTCCACAGTCTATGATGACTGAATATTATGTAACAGGGTCATTATATGCTTGGGCACGAGCATATAATTTAAGAAAAAGTTCTACGGCTCAATTAGAGATACGTGAACTTGCCGATGAGTGGAATAGAATATTAGGGGCGTTATACCCTATTTCGTGGGAAGCATTAACTGAGGTGTGATTATGAGTAAAAATGTGTTAAATGCATTACATTTAAATTATGAATGGAAGTCTAATAAACGTATTAGAGTTAGATATAGGGGTACTAATATGGTTTGGGTAAATTTACCCAAACCAACTGACGAGGGTATGTTACCATATGATAAGTTGAATTGGAATGTTTTGAAATATGAATATCAAATAGAGGGTGTGTGATATGTTGGATGAGAATTCTCTTTTAGGGGTGAAAGTTATATTAATGAATGAAACTGCTAAAAAACCGAGTAGGGGGACTAAGTATTCTGCTGGATATGATTTATATGCATCTATAGATGAGACAATTGTATGGGAGGATATAGGACATGATGGATCAAATGAAGTTATAAAACATAGAACGGTATATGTGTATCCAGAAGAACGTTTATTGATATCTACTGGTGTAGTGTTTGGTATACGTAAAGGGTTTGTGGGTATAATTAAACCGAGGTCTGGTTTAGCATTAAGACATGGGATTGATGTATTAGCTGGTGTGATAGATTCTGATTATCGTGGTATTGTTGGAGTTGTATTGCAGAACCATGGTTCTGATAAATTTAGAGTAGATGATGGAGATAGAATTGCTCAGATTATATTTATTCCACATGAAAGACCTGATATAGTTGAATGTAGTGATTTGAGTCAATTACCATCAACTGGTGATGATGCGAGGGGTGGTGGTGGATTTGGTTCAACAGGAGTTAAGTAATGTTTGAACATTGTCCAATTAATTTTAGGGATTATGATGATTTGAAATCTGTCACATCTGCCGATGGTTCTAGGAAATATGTGACACCAGATGGTATTGAATATCCTTCTGTTACCACTGTTTTATCTATATTATCGAAGGAATTTATTGATAAATGGAAAAGACGTGTTGGTATTGAAGAGGCTAATAAGATTTCTTATGCTGCTTCTTATCGTGGAACACAAGTACATGAAATAATAGAGAAGTATCTTGATAATGATGTTAATTATATGAAAGGATATTTTCCTAATATAATATCTTCATTATCTTCGGTGAAATCCTCCCTTGATCGTATTGGTAGTATATATGAACAAGAGTGTGCGTTATATTCTAATCATTTAAAGTTGGCTGGTAGAGTAGATTGTGTTGCTGAATTTGATGGGGAGTTAAGTATTATAGACTTTAAAACATCAAAGAAATTGAAAAAGAAAGAATGGATATCGTCATATTTTATGCAATGTGCTGCTTATGCAATAATGTGGGAAGAACGTACTAATATACCAATAGTACAATTAGTAATCATTATTGCGGTTGATGATAATACACCACAAGTATTTAAAGAACATCGTGATAATTGGACAACGAATCTTAAGGATACTATATATAAATATAATAACAGTTTTTGAGGTGTTAATATGATATTTGAATGGATTAAAGACATGTTTATATCATCAATACAAGAACCCGCGGGTGTTATAACTAAACCAGTAAAGGTTAATATTGAATTTGATTTAAATGATTTGGATAATTATCCATATTCGTTAGAACGTGATGATTTGTTATTGATGAGTAAATTACAATTAGAGTGTTATGCTAGAGAGTTTTTAAATGTTGAGTTGGATAGACGTAATTCACATGAAAAATTAGTGGATATTGTTTTAGAATTATTACAAAGAAATGCTTGACAATTAGATGACTTTATGATATAATGTGTTATGAAATTTAATATTGCTGGTTGGGGAACTATTTTTGGTATTATTGCCGCAATATTATTGGCATTGAACATAACGATTAGTCCGTATTCTTTTATATTATTTGGTATTTCTTCTGTTCTTTGGTGTATTTATGCATATAAGATACATGAGTATTCTCTAATGTGGATGAATATTGTTTATTTTATCATTGATGTTGTTGCGGTTTATAGATGGTTTTTTTAAGTTTAATGGAGTATTTTAATGGGTATTTTAATAAGAAGATTAGTATTGTTGGGTTTAATGTTTGGTTTAATTATAATGTTATTAGTATTTCCGGCGTTAGTTGGTAATAAAGTATTTACTGATGTTGAGATAGAGGAAGTGCAAAAACGTTTATTAGTGGAGTAGTATATGAGTAAAATAACTATACCTAAAGTTATAGTTACTATTTTATGTACAGGAGTTGGTATTTTGTGGATATTATTTGTTATACCAATTATAAGTGGTAATTATGCGGATGTACATGATCATGATATAGATATTCATACTGAGATAGATTATAGTCATGATTATATTGTTGAAAAAGATCAGTGATTTTATATCAGATATATTAATAGAATTGATATGTATTAATATAGTTTGGTTGTGTTTTTTAGTTAGTTTAATATGAGGATATATGTATAATTTTTTATGTGTTTCATTGAGTGTTTTGGGGTTTTTAGTTATTATTGGCGTTGTTGGTTCTGTGGTATATGATATTAGTTCTATTATTTTATATTCATTTATTGGTTTTTTATCGATGATTGCTGGCGCAGTATTATATGAGGGTGATTGATTATGAGTGATGTTAGAAGTAAGAGTGGAATGGTTAATTCTTTAAAAGAAGGTGTGTGTGAAGTAACTTTTAATAAAGTTAATGGTGATTTACGTGTTATGACATGTACATTAGATATGGGGTTTGTTCCTGAATCGTTTTTACCAAAGGGTAATGGTAATGTATCTGAATTAGTTATCTCTGTATGGGATGTAAAATCACAAGGTTGGAGATCATTTCGTCCAGAAAATGTTACAGGATTTAAGTATTTATATAATTTTGCAGATCAGTCGGAAGAGTGGTATGATATGACAAAAGAAGATTTTGTCAAGAAATATTCTATTGAAGATTGGGATAGACATGAATATGAATTTTATACATATTCTAAAGAGGCAGATGATATGATAAATGATGCCAATAGGGCTATTGGGGTATGAGTATGAGTGATGATATTGAACGTATGTCCATGATTGAATTTGGTAAAAAATATGGATATAAGTATATTAATATTTGGTTGGCTGCAAGGAGTAATTCTGTAGTTGATCATATAGAAGTATTGTTAAAAAAATGAGTTAGGAGAGTGGGTGTAGTATTATGTCTAAAATGAATTTACATGATATAGATTTTGAGTCAGAGAATAATTGGTTAGAAATGGATAAAGAAAGTTTTATTTCTATGTATGGTAAAAAAGTATGGGAACAGATAGATAAAAGATATTCTAAGGAATATGTTTCTAAGAATAATCGAAGGGGTCATCATAATGATGATGAATATTAATATATGATACAAATGGATGTGTTGAATGGAAACGGAAGTAGTGTGTACTAATTGTAATGCGGAGTATGTGATACAGATGAAAACTGATGATGTATTAGAAATTAAATATTGTTCTATGTGTGGGTCAGTAGTTGAGGTGTGTGATTATAATAATTTGGATTTTAATAAAGAGTGAAGGAATTTTATGATATTGTTAGATTTTAATCAGATCATAATATCATTATCTATTAATGAAGAAAAGAAGAATACTGAAGAGTCTGTTAGAGATATATCTGTGATGAATTCGTTTATTACTTATATATTATCGATAAAGAAACGTTATTCTGATAAATATGGTAATGTTGTTATATGTTGTGATAATAAGAATTTTTGGAGAAAAGACGTATTTCCTTATTATAAATATTCTCGTAAAAAAGATAGAGAGAATTCAAAAATAAATTGGAAAGTTATATTTGATACGATTGGGTCGGTAAAAAAGGATTTGGTTGATTGGTTTCCTTATAGATTATTAGAGGTTGATACTGTAGAGGCTGATGATATTATTGCAATTTTGACAAAGGAATATTATGATAGAGAAAATATATTAATATTATCATCAGATAAAGATTTTAAACAATTACAAATATATAAAGGTGTTTCTCAGTATAGTTATAATACTGGTAAATTTGTTAAAACTACGGATCCTAAAAAATACTTAAGAGAACATATATTACGTGGTGATAGATCAGATGGTATTCCTAATGTATTATCACCGGATGATGTATTTTTGAGTGAATATAGACAAACACCATTGAGAAGGAATAAACTTATTAAATGGTTAGATTTAAGTAAGAATCCTTATGAATTGTTGGATGATGATTTAGTAGATGCATATAAACGAAATGAGAAATTAATTGATTTTAATTTTATACCAGATGTTATATCAGAATCTATATTGAATGATTTTGTTAAAGTACCGGTTGGAAATAATAACACTATGATGGAATATTTTACTAAAAATAGAATGATTATGTTATATTCAGAAATGGATAATTTAAAAGAGGATATAAATGAAACTTATACACGAAGTATTTTTTGAATTTGATAATGCTAAAAATACACAAGAAAGGAAGAATGTACTATTAAAGAATAATAGTAAGTTATTAACACGAATATTAAAGTTGATGTTTGATGATTTTTATTTTGTATTTGACAAGGTGCCGAAATATATACCTGATGATTCTCCGGAAGGGTATCATATATCTAATTTGGAAAGAAGGTTGCCAGAATTTCAAATATTTTTAGATGAATCTTATGAGATTAATTATAGAAGTGAACATAGATTTATTCAATTTATGGAGAGTTTACATCAAGGCGAATCGGATGTTGTTGTTAATATATTGAATAAAAAAATGAAAGTAAAGTGGTTGACTAGAAAATTAGTAGATGAGGTATTTCCTAATTTATTAGATTGAGGTTTGTTTTAGATGATAACTGCAAGTTTGATATTAAGTAATGATTATGGTATTGATGATAATGGCAATAGTCTTATATTTTATAATAATATAACTCGTAGGTGGTTTAATCGTAGTATATCAAGAAATGCTATATTGGTGATGGGACATAATGCATACAAGGAACTATTTGATATATTACCACCAGAGTTAATTAAATATGTTATAACAAATAATGAAATAATTTATGATAAGAATTCATTTAAAGTTAATATATCGGATGCTGTGTCGTGGTTACATTCACACTCACACGTTGATATACATGTGGTTGGTGGGTATTATATATATATGACATATTGGAAATTTATTGATAAGTTTTATATTGCAAAAATTTTAAATGAAAAGATATATAGTAATATTCATATAGATAATGATTATATGGATGATGTTGAATATGGATATTATAATGTGTTTAATAATGTAACTAATGAATTGGAACTAAAAATAGTGGAAAAGAATAAATAAATGCCAACATATACTTTTAAAAATAATGATACTGACGAAGTATTCGATAGATTTATTAGCATAGCTGATAGGGATATATTTTTGTTAGAAAATCTACATATAACACAAATAATAGGTGCTCCTAAAATAATATCTGGTAGGGGTGATATGAAAACAAGTGATGGATTTAAAGATGTATTACGTAAAGTTGCAGATCAAAATCCTTATACCCCATTTGCTGAGAAAATGGGTGGAAGGGATGCGAAAACTATAAAGAATACAGAGATTATTAATAAGGCAAGAAAGAAAACTAGTTTAATTTAAAATTGAGAAAGGAGAAGTAAAAATGGGTAATATTATTGGTATTGATTTGGGTACTACTAATTCATGTGTAGCTGTATTAGAGAATGGTAAGGCAGTAGTAATTGAAAATGGTGAAGGTTCTAGGACGACACCATCTATAGTTTCACATTCGGGTTCGGAAATATTAGTAGGACAGTCAGCTAAGAGACAATCGGTGACTAATCCAAAAGATACATTGTTTGCGGTTAAGAGATTAATTGGCAGAAAGTTTAAAGATGATGTAGTTCAAAAGGATATATCTATGGTACCTTATGACATTGTAGAGGCAGATAATGGTGATGCGTGGGTAAAATCTGGTGGTGAGTTATTATCTCCGCCAGAAATTTCAGCAAAAATTTTGATGAAATTAAAAAAAGATGCAGAATCATATTTGGGGTCTGAGGTAACTCAAGCAGTTATTACTGTTCCTGCTTATTTTAATGATTCGCAAAGACAGGCTACAAAGGATGCTGGCAAGATTGCTGGTCTAGATGTTATGCGAATTATTAATGAACCTACTGCTGCAGCTTTATCTTATGGTTTAGATAAAGGTGATATTAAAGATGATAAGGTTGTTGCTGTTTATGATCTTGGTGGTGGTACTTTTGATGTTTCTATTATTGAGATGTCGAATGTAGATGGAGAATATTCATTTGAAGTATTGTCTACTAATGGTGATACATTTTTAGGTGGTGAGGATTTTGATTTACGACTTATTGATTATTTGTGTGATGAATTTAAAAAAGAAAATGGTGTAGATCTTCATAATGATCCTATTGCATTACAACGATTAAAAGAATCGGCAGAGAAGTGTAAAATTGAATTGTCATCGATTCAAGAAACTGAAGTAAATTTACCATATATTACTGCTGATGCTACTGGACCTAAACATTTA